ATCTAATCTAGTCTGGGCACCACAACGTAAGTTTGCTGAAGATATGATAGAGGAGTGTGCAGCATTTCCTTTTGGTAAAAATGACGATTTATGTGATACTATGACTCAAGCCCTAATGCGTTTTAGGGAAGGTGGTTTAGTTTCGTTACATGACGATTATATGGACGAACAAAAAACCCTAGTTAAGAGGGCATATTATTAATGGCAATAGAAAAACAACCAGGTAACGTACCTACATCTGAAAACACTTTAGAAGGTACAGAAGATATGCAAGTCGCTATTGAAGCGATTGAAGAGGCAGGCCAAGACGATTTTGAATTACAAGAAGACGGTAGTGCAGTTCTTGGTCCAGAAGATGATGTGGTAATAGATACAGGCTTTGATAGCAATCTAGCTGAATCTTTAGACGATAATACCCTTAACACCATATCTATTGAATTATTAGCAGGAATAGAAAAAGATAAAACTAGCAGAGAGGACTGGGAAAAAACCTATACAGACGGCCTTAAATATTTAGGTATGAAGTTTGATCAAGAAAGATCAGAACCTTTTGAAGGTGCCTCAGGTGTCATACATCCATTACTAGGCGAAGCAGTCACTAATTTTCAAGCCCAAGCATACAAAGAGCTATTACCAGCTAACGGACCAGTAAAAACCCAAGTAGTTGGTAAATATGATGCGGTAGTTGAAGAACAAGCACAAAGAGTATCTGATTTTATGAACTATCAGATAGTACATATTATGGAAGAGTTTGATGAAGAACTAGACCAAATGCTATTTTATCTACCTCTAGCTGGATCTGCGTTCAAAAAAATATATTATGACGAATCATTAGGCCGTGCAGTATCAAAATTTATTGCACCAGAGGATTTAATCGTACCTTACTTCTCAACCGACCTGGAATCTTGCCCTAGAATTACAAATGTGGTCAAAATGCCTGAAAATGAGGTTAAAAAGATGCAAGCTTTAGGGTTTTACCGCAAAATTGACGTTGGAGCTTACGATAATGAGGAATATAGCCAAGTAAAAGAGGAAATAGACGAGCTTTCAGGCCTAGAACCATCTTATGATATGGGTGAAGTATCGGTTTTATACGAAGTCCACTGTAATTTAGATATAGATGGCTTTGAAGATATGGACGAAATGGGTCAAATGACAGGTGTAAAGCTACCATATATCGTAACTATCGATGCAAATACTAACAATATTCTTAGTATTTACCGTAATTACGCTGAAGACGACCCTATGCGTAAGAAAATAGAGTATTTTGTGCATTTTAAGTTCCTGCCTGGTCTAGGATTCTACGGTTTTGGCCTAACTCACATGATTGGAGGTCTTTCGAAGGCTTCAACCAGTATTTTAAGACAATTAATAGACGCTGGTACTCTTGCAAACCTACCTGCAGGCTTCAAAACTCGTGGCATTAGGATTCGTGATGAAGACACACCCATACAACCAGGCGAGTTTAGAGATGTAGATGCTCCAGGTGGTTCTTTACGTGAATCTATCCAACCATTACCATTTAAAGAGCCAAGCGGTACTTTATTAAACCTTTTAGGTATCCTAGTAAACGCAGGACAAAGGTTTGCTTCTATTGCAGAGATAAATGTAGGACAAGGTAATCCAAATGCACCTGTAGGCACTACATTGGCCTTATTAGAAAGATCAACCAAGGTATTATCTGCTATACACAAAAGACTACATAATTCTCAAAAGAAAGAGTTTCGTATCTTAGCTAACGTATTTAAAGAATATTTACCAGAGGAATATCCTTATAACGTGGCAAACGCTAACAACACCATTAAATTAACTGATTTTGACGATAGAGTAGATATATTCCCCATATCTAACCCTGATATATTTAGTCAATCACAACGTATAGCTATGGCCCAAGAAATGATGCAGTTAGTACAATCTAACCCAGAAGTACACGGTGCATCAGGTATTTACGAGTCTTACAAACGTATGTACTCTGCTATAGGAGTTGATAACGTAGAGCAAATATTAGCTCCTCCACCACAAACAGAGCCAAAACCTGTAGAAGCTGGCTTTGAAAACAATCAATTGTTATTAGGTAATCCTGCTAAGGCTTTTCCTGAACAAAATCATGATGCACATATAGCAACGCACATGAGCCTACTTAATACACCACCCGTACAAATGAACGCACAAGTACAAGCTTTAGTACATGCACATATTATGGAACATTTACAAATGAAAGCAGACATCTTGGCACAACAACAAATGCCACCAGAAGCTTTACAGCAGTTCCAACAACTGCAACAACAAGCACAGCAAGTTAGTCCTGCAGAACAAGGTGCTCTTATGCAACAAGCAAATAATATTCTGGCACAGTTCTCAGCACCTATCATGTCTGAACTAATTGCTGATTACACTTCTAGAATATCTAAACCAGAAGATGAAGATCCATTAGTGGCAATAAGAAAACAAGAACTTGCCTTAAAAGGTCAAGAGTTAGCAATCGAACAACAGCAGTTTAATGCACAAGAAAGACGTAAAGAACAAGACGCTGCAAGAAGGGCTACGATTGATAGAGAACGTATCCAAACCTCAGAAGATATAGCAGAAATGCGTGACGATACGGCTAGAGCAAGACTAGATCAGCAACGTATGTTAAAAAACTTAGATATAATGAATCGTAATTAATTCTTGCAAAATTAAATTTATCTATACATAATAGCAAGCATGGTTAAACGAACAGAAATAAATCAACAAAAAACACCTACTGTAATGAAAAACAAAAATCCTTACAGTAACAAAGGAAGCGTATCGCTAAAAACTAACCAAGGAACTTTTGATACCAATACAACACCTAAGCCTGGTATGGGTAAAGGTAAATCCAGAGGTATGGGTATTGCTGAGTTTGGTGGTAAGTTTTCTGGTGTATATTAATGGATTCAGTTTGGCTGGCTAAAAAATTTCTAAAAGAAATAGCAGCCAGAAGAGAAGACACTAAGGATGCCATGTTATCTGGCTGTAGTGATTTTTCTCAATACGAGTTTTTGCGTGGGCGTTACAGTTCTCTCGCTGATGCAGAAAATATATTTAGAGAACTGCTAGGGAAAAACTTACAAGATGACATCCAAGATACAGGTACCTGAACACATAGCAAAAGAATTAGAAGCTGAACAAAACCCACCAAAAGAAGAAACTAAGATACCTTACGTAAAAGAAGAAGCTCGGGTTTTAGATCCAACACTTATAGAAAAGTCAATTTTAGAACGTATGCCACAACCTACTGGTTGGCGTATCTTAATATTACCTTACGCTGGTAAAGGCGTAACAGACGGTGGCATACAGCTAGTACAATCTACAGTCGATCAACAAAGGTTATCTACCGTTGTTGGTTATGTGGTAAAAATGGGGCCTGATTGTTATAAGGATAAATCTAAATTTGACGGCCCTTGGTGTGAAGAAAAACAATGGGTATTAATAGGCAGGTATGCTGGAGCTCGTTTCAAACTTGGTGATGAATCCGAATGTCGGATCATTAATGATGATGAAGTGATTGCCACTATACTAGATCCTACTGATATTCTTGCAGTATAAGGAGAATAAATGTCTGAAGAAGCATTAAAACAAGAAGAGGTAATAGAAGAGGAGGGAGAGGTTATTGATTTAGAAGAATCAAAACCTGAAGAACCAGCTGTTGTAGAAACACCTACAGAAGACGGTGCACCTGAAGTTGTAACGGAAGAGCCTGAACCTGAAAAGAGTGAGGAAGAGTTACAAGATTATTCTGATAAAGTTCAAAAAAGAATAAATACTTTGACTAGAAAACTAAGAGAGGCAGAAAGAGGTCAAGATTCAGCTTATGAATACGCTAAAAACTTAGCAGCTGAAAATGAAAGATTAAAAACAACTGCCCAAACTCTACAACAAACAACCTTTGATGAGTCTGCTACAAGATTAGAGTCACAAAAAGCACAAGCTATGGCCTCTTTACAAAAAGCACATGAAGTTGCAGATTATGAAAAGGTAGCACAAGCTCAAGACGTATTGGCCAAAATAGCAGTGCAAGAGCAAAAAGTTCAAGAGGGTAAGATACGAATGGAGCAAATTCAAAAAGAAGCTCCTGTGCAACAGCCTCAATCTACAGTTCAACAACAACCTATGTTCAATTCTAAAATGCAAGATTGGATTGATGACGGTAATGATTGGTTCTTAAATAATGCAGTAATGCATGAAACAGGAACTCAGATACATGAAGATTTAGTTACTGAGGGATTTGTCGTTGAAAGTGACGAATATTTTGCTGAGGTAAATAAAAGAATTAGGAGTAAACATCCTGAATACTTTAATGAACCAGCTAAATCTAAGCCGTCACAAAAGGTGGCTTCGGCTGGTAGAGTAAGCGGAAAGTCTGGGAAAAAACAGATTAGGCTCTCTCCTAGTGAAGTACAAATGGCAAAAAAATTAAACGTACCCTTAACAGAGTACGCAAAATATGTTAAAAGGTAACTAATATGACAGATAATACTGACAAACAAAACAGAACTTCACGTTCTGCCGACACTCGAGCTGATAAAGTAGCTCGCAAACCTTGGAGCCCACCATCCATGTTGGATACTCCTCCTGCACCTGAAGGTTATACCTACAGGTGGATCAGAGCCGAACTTGTAGGCCAAGAAGATCGAAAAAATGTTACAGCTAGATTAAGCGAGGGTTTCGACCTAGTAAGATCAGAAGAGTTGGACGCATCTTTTCAAGATCGTTATGACGCACTAGAAGAAGGCAAACATGCAGGAGTTATCGCAAGGGGTGGTTTGTTACTGGCTAAGATTCCAAATGAAACGCGTGATGAAAGAAACTCCTACTATCAAAACGCTGCTAGAACTCAACAGGATGCTGTTGATAATGACTTACTCAAGGAATCAGATCCTAGCTCTCCGATTTTAAATCCAGAGCGTAGTAGCAAGGTAACTTTTGGTGGTGGTCAAAGAGATTGATCACTAAACAATTAATTTTAAATATATAAAGGTGACTTATTATGTCTAACAAAAATGCCCCATTCGGAGCAAAAGTAGTTGGTAAATTAGGTTCTGGAGTCCAAAATGGTGGAGTTACAGAATACGAAATTGCCTCTGGTGCTTCTGGGAATATTTTTTCAGGCGATTTAGTAAAAATGCTCAACACAGGTACTATTTTAGTAGCTGCTGCTGGGGATGAAGCTTTAGGTGTATTTAGAGGTTGTACTTTTACAAACTCTTCAGGTGAAACTGTTTTCAGTTCTCACTTTCCTGATGGCACTGTATCGTCCGATATTAAAGCATTTGTTGT